CAACCTTGGAGCGGCTGGCCGGGGTCATGCCAAATTCAGAGAGCATCGCCCGGATGCGTTTCCACGCATCGGACTTCATCACTGCTGCCGGATGTGCTTTAACAATATCCTCACCCGTTGCAGACACCGTTTTGTAGGTGTAGCCCTCTTCAGTAAGAACATCGCAGTGTTGCCGGTACTCGGTGTAAGCCTCGATAAGCAGCTCAAGCGCCTTACCGTCGAGAGTGGTCATCACTCCGACTGCGTCAAGCTCTTCGCCGATTCGCTTGAACCAGTACTTCCCCATCTTGTCCAGATGCTTCGGAACTGGGGGTACCCCAGAAGGCGGTTTTGGCTCTTTTTTGTTTACTGCCCGTTTTGATGGGTTCCCCTTCACCAAAGCCAGATGTGTCGGGGTTTTCGGTGGTCCTGGCATAATCGAAAACTCCTATTAATAACTGGTTGGGGGACCCCAAAAAAAGTTTTCTAACCTGCGGCGGTGTGAAAAAGGGTTAGGCGGCGGTCCTTAAAGGCGAGAGGGGGGAACTTTTGCCCCGCCCTCCCCCGGCAAAACCCGCTCAAATGATATAAATTCTCATTTGCAGATCAAAAGCACCAAAATGGTGCGCGCTGACACCTGTAAATGACACTCATTATCATTTGATTCTGTCTCTTGCTGTTTTTGCCTTGTGGCACGGCCAGCACAAAGCCTGCAGGTTACTGTCTTCATCGGTACCCCCATGTGCTTTCGGGGTAATGTGGTCAACCGTCTTAGCAGCTGTGGGTCTGCCCTTTCGCAGACACTCCTGACAGAGATGACGATCACGCTCAAGAACTCGCGCACGTCTGACATCCCATTGGCTGCCATATCCCCGCTCATGTCTGCTCAGTCCGCGTTGATGCTGTTGCCAGCCCTCATTGATATGGTCAGCACAGTAACCAGAGCCGTCTGTGGTTGTCCTGGCACAACCGTGCTTACGGCACGCTCTCGGTATTCGTTGCGGCATCCAGTCTCCACGCCCTGCGGCGCTCAGTTCGTGGTGTATTGTCGGGGTGGCGCTCAACCGTCGCCGTGTCAGCGTGATCAACCAGTGAATAGCATGGGTACACCACTGCACCGCCGCATGCGTCACCCACAGCGTAATCAGCAGGCGAGCCATGATTCCAGCGGCTGATAACCTGATTAAGCTTTTGCTGAGGGACGCTGTAGCAGACGCCATGAATGAGCCGGTTGAGGGTGATGTAGTCCGCCTGTTGCCGGTCTGTATCGATCAACTTTGTCGCTATCTCGGGCTGATACTGCGGCGGTCTCCCGGTCCCGAGGTAGAAGCTCAGCAGGTCATCAGGGAAACGTAACAGCCAGTCAGCCACCTTATTTCCGAAGCCGGGAACCGGCAGCGCATCATCTTCAAGTATCACTACCCGACAATCCTGATGGCTGGCCCACTCGATAGCACGCCGGTGATTCCAGTTCGCGCCATGCTGATCTTCATCAATCAGCAGATGAGCATTAAGCATCTGTGCCAGCCGTTCTGCTTGAATCATGCGAGAGTGGTGAGCGACCACCACAAACTTTATTTGTGCTTCCACCAGGCAAACTCCTTACCGATGCCTTCTGACTTGAATACCGTATGCACGGCGGGTCCGGTCACCAGCCTGTCACTGAAGCGATGAGCCACAATGCCAAAGGCAATCATGTCACCAACGGCTGCTGCTTTTACTTCCTGATTCCAGAAACGCAATGATTCAAGGTGGTAATACAGCCGGATGATACCGTGCGCTATTGCCATCACATCATTACGACTGCCACCCAGCAGACCGGCATTCAGCATCACATCATTCTGGTGCGTCGTGAGAAACGCCTGATAGATACCTTCCGGATGATGCTGCTTAGCCCATGCGTCTGCATAGGTTTTAGGTTCGGAGCCAACGTAAATCTTCCCTTCTTCCATCCCTTGCCACGGTTCGCGCAGCATCTCAACGTCAGTGCCATCAGTACACCAGACGAAGTGATATTCAGGATGATCGCGAAGGTGCTGCCAGATATGCAGCCAGCGCCGGAAGTAGACATTCATCTTTACATCAGGGACAACTACCAGTGATGCGCCTGCAGGTGCGTTTGTCAGCTCATCGGCCAGCACTATCGCGTTACCACCTTTTACCGATGCCGCCCATCTAGACAGCAGGTCAGACGATGCCGTCATTCTGGCATTGCGCTGCGGGTCAGCCTGGCTGGTCAGTAACGTAGTGATCACCACATTACGCTGCTGACGGTAATCTGCGTAGCCGGTGTAACCGCTGTTGCGGCGGTCGTTGTGAATCGTGACGTTACGCTTAACCTGTGCCTCACGGTCAGGTTTTGGGACTGACCGCTCTACAGCCTGATGCTCATCAAGCGAATAAATAAGCTTTTCAGAACCCACAACATCAGCGAACGCCCAGCTCGTTAACCCGGCATTGTGGATGCGCAGCGCTAAATCAGAGTGCTCATACATACCGCGCTGATAGATGGGATCGAAACCGCCAACCTTCTCAATCGCGCTGCGGTGGTAATAAAGCATAACGCCGCGTTGGCCGGTGTAGGCTACGTGCTGAACGTCCCGGTACAACACCGCAATGTCATTGAGCTTTTGCCCGGTGGCAAAGTCCTGAAACTGGTAAGCCAGATGCGGCTCAGGTGATTCGATGTATTGCTGCTCCCAGCCACCAGCAACCGGCCACGCGTCGTCATCCCACAGGAAGAGATGCTCACAACCGGCATCAATCAGGGCTTCAAGGCTGGCGTTCTTAGCAGCCACAATGCCGCGAGAGGCTTCATGCCGTATGACCCTGACACCTTCAGGCTCTGCCACTGGTTTAGCTGACCCATCATCAATAACAACCACCAGCGCACCGGCTGGCAGAAACTTCATCTGATGTTCAATAGCGCGGGATAGAACGTCATGGCGATTATGGGTACTAATAGCTATACCGATTTTGGATGAATGCTCAGATATAGGTGCGTATTCAACCCCATCGATAAAGACTTTCATCCAACCACCTGATTTAAATTGATTACTTAATGTATGAATTTATTTCAATTTGAAATATTAAATTTAGTTAATAAAATCTTAGTGCCTCAATTTTGTGGCACTTACCTTAAGGGGTTTTTTATGTCTTTAAAGCCCGGTCAGAATAGTGGTAATGATGGCGGTGTATACCAGCAGATTGGTCCTCGTGGTGGTAAAACCGAAAATTACACGACTATTCCTGACAACCACACAGCTCCACCAACCAGTAAGCCAGGTTCAACTTGGCAGCAGGTTAAGCGCACGCCAGACAGCAAGCGCTAATCAAAATTCAAACCGGTCGTAAGGCCGGTTTTTTTGCCAGTGTCGCAACGTTTGACAACGTGGCTGACCGTTATCCCTTGTCGGAGGATTCTACTTTTTGAACGATATAGCGTTTATTTTCTTCCATGATTTTCACCGTGAATATCCGAAGGTTTTTCTAAGCGTCGGGCAAACTCTCTAAATGGAATACCGTTAACTTTTAGCGAACCTTCAATAACGTGATTTTGAAATGGCTCAGAGCGTACGGAGTCCGATACACTTTCAACGACTCTGCTAGTTATCTCATCTGACATAGGGAACTCTCCTTTTCACTAATGTGAATAGTATATGCCGATGTCGCAACGCTTCACAGCGTGGCTAACCGTTATCCCTTGTCGGAGGATTCTACTTTTTGAATGATGACAACCCCTTTCCAGGTTCTTGTCTTTACTTCGCCATTCTCTATCTCAATGTTGCCTTTCGCATCAGTTGCCACTTCAACGATTTCGCCATCCACATCGTCAGCGGTTAGGCAGCGGATAATTTCTTTACCATCAAGAGTTACCCGGAAACGTTCTACACCCGGCATTACCTTAACGCCCGGATCATCATCTAATACCGTTATGCGCATATAACCTCCAGGCACCATCATCAGGCGCACTCGCAAATGCGCCTTGTGATGAACTCAGCAGTCTGAGTCTGGACGGGCTACAGCACGACACGCCGCCATACAGGCACGCTGCATATCCTTATGTGCTTCGCGCAACCATTCATGCGCTTCCCAGTTTTCCTGCGAGTTCTGCAGGCTGGGGTCGCTCTGCATATCGTTACGATGCTCCATCAACAGAGCAATGAACTGTCGGCTCAGCTCTTTGAACTGGTTCATCTTGCCGATTTCGCCAAAAGAGAGAGTCCGATAGCCCTTAACGGTGCTGCCGTCCTGCGGTTTTGCTTCGCTCATGATTTTCCTCTCATTAACGTTACCGCTTACGCTTGCAATAACGATGTATGCTTTTAATCTTTCAGAACAACAATAAGCAGTGTTCCTCTTTGAATGGCCCTGCACGGGGCCTTTTTTTTAATCTTTCACCTTCATAACTGGTTCGATTGGCTTCACATGTGTGAACATGAAGCCTTTAAAAGAATTTTTTACTTGTTAAACGCGCTTAATCCTAAGCAATGGTGAAGCCACCAGCCGATGATTCATTGTGTT